GGACTGCTCCGCTGGGCCTGAGGGGTATTGGGTTTTAGACTTCCCTATTAACTTAGCTGGTTTAGTTCCAGTTTTTAAATAAAAAGTCATTGGCCCCGTAAGTCACGGTTGGCTGCCGTGCAGCGCGGTACTAGTTCTTAGTACTACTCGGAAGAGAGCTTAATATTCGTAAGAGTAGGTATGCTGTGTGTGTCTGGTCTTTAATGCGGGTTATGCTCGGATGGACCACATGCAGTAACCATAGCGCTAATGTCATGGTGTGATGTTCTACTACAAAAACATCCTCATTCACTTTAAAGCCCTGTGAATGAGTAAAGGGTTTATCGATTCATGATGACACAATATAAGAAAATTCGATCCGATAATGGACCTTTAGTGTCCGGTAATGAGGCGAGTGGGGTTCCCGCGAGCGATGCGCCCTCCAGGGGGTCGACACGATCGTTGTGGAAAACCAAATCCGATACTGGTAAGGCCGCCGTCGTTACTGCTCCCCTTTCGTCGGGGGAGACCACCAGAGCGCTCAGGATGAGTAAGCAGGATACCAGTCGATCTCCTGTTTGCAAGGGCAAACAGAACCTGCCGAGTGCTCCAGCTCACAAGGATAATGACGAATTGGAGGAGTTGTTATCCAAAGAAGAAAAAGAAGATGAAACTTATCATTATGCCGACGATGATTATTATGAGAAGCCAAAGTTCAAGAAAACTATTCGTAAAGTTAAGGTTGAGGATCAAATTAAGCTTCGGCTTAAAGACTCTCTACCTGATAGTACGTCTAGTGATCGTGTTGAGGCAAAGATTGTCGAAAAATATTTTGCCAATGCTTCTTATAATTTTGTTTGTGATAGTTTTTCGTCAAATTCATCTTCAGTGCCTTGTTCTAGTTCAAGTTCAAGTTCTTCAAGCTCAAGTTCATGTTCAAGTTCAAGTTCATTTAGTTCATGTTCTTCGAGCTCTAGTTCGAGTTCAAGTTCAAGTTCAAGTTCATTTTCAAGTTTAAGTAGTTCTAGTTCTTCTATTTCTTCAATCTCATCCAAATCTATTACAAGTTCCGTGTCCTCATCTTCATCATCTAGCTCCTCATCATCTTCTATGCTAGATGTCCTGGCTCCTAATACCAAATGGGTGGTTGTGCCCAATCAATCAACGGGTCCTTTTGGGTCATTAGTGACCCCACCACCCGAGGACACTAAAGTCACCTCACGACGGTGTAAATGTGATAAAATCAGAAAGAAATATCCTCATGCTTGTTGTGTTTTATGCCGTCCGAAACCAAATCCTATTACTGCACTGACAGCGCCCAGTTTTAGTTCAGGCTCTTCCAGTTCTACGTCAAGTGCAACCGTAACGTCGAGCAGCAGCAAAGAGAAAGAGAAAGAGAAAAAGATGGAGATTAAAGGTGACGACACTGTTAAAGAGGAGAAAAAGCTTGTTAGTGTGCGTTTGAATGTAGCAGCCGATGAGGTTATGACTCACTTAAGGAACGGGATTAATTACCCAGAGCCAATTACGCTTACTTGGCCATATTCCTGGTTCTTTCGTCGTCAGAAACGTCATCAGGTCTGTCAAGTTCGAGATGCTCATACCATAGGTGCTTACGTCATTGATATGCGTGCAGGAAGGTATCAATATTCCGATATGGTTCATGAAAATCCTCTGACAATAACGGTGTTTTACGACCTCTGGTTGGAGACACAAATGAAGGCCAGTTATGTCATCCTGTTGGCCATAGCGCTCATGACTTTTTTGAGTGTGTGTGTGGGGTCGTTCCTTGGTTCGTGGTGGTATTTAGCACTTGCGTTTTGGGTGTTTATTGTTGTGGCTTTATGCAGCCAGTGCTATACAATGTGGGGAACCGAGGATCCGTATGGAGGGAACACTTTTTCGCGTGTGGATTTTAAAAAGAAAATTTGCCGTGAGGAGTGGGGCGTGCCTTTTGAATTAGTGTTCCAAGTGTATGAGGCTGTGGGCTTGGATGTAACTTTAGACGACAAGACTGCCTACGCTAAAATACACAAAGCAGTTTCTACTCAGGCGAATGTCAATGTTAGTAGGTGGAATGCTAACTTTGAGCGTGAGAGTGCCATTCGGTACTTGTGTCACATGTTTGCCTGGCGAAAATATTCTGCTCGCTACCAAAATTTTCCCTTTACCCAGGGGAGTCTAAATTCCCATCAATGTATGGATATCGCGTTGGAGACATGGCGTTCCCATTTTTCGAGCCAACTAAGCCAGAACTTTCAATTACAAGAATTACTTGGGAGTCAAATCCCACGCGAGATACTGCGGCGACTTCTCTGGGTGTTCACTTACTTCTTGGATCGTGTCCTCATCCCGACATTCGTTATCGGGAGAATGCTATGGCTGGTTTTATACATAGGGTGGCTAGGGAAAGCCCCGTTTGCCAGCTCGCAGAGGAATTTCGATTATTTGTTGCTAGGTTTCTTGATGATTTTCTCGTGCCTTTGGACCCAACTAGCGACTTTTCCTTCAATAATTGGATTGCCCAGACAACCTATTCGGACGCTCGCAAGGATAGTTTGCGCAGAACTTATGAGGCCCTCTCCCTTGACCCGAGTGCTATATATGATGAACGTAATCGTGTCTGTGGCTCTTTCATTAAAGATGAATTTTATCTTAACTATAAATTTCCTAGGACTATTAATGCAAGGTCCGATATTTTTAAAATTTACTTCGGACCTATATTCAAATCCATGGAATCTGTTCTTTATGCTCTTCCTTGGTTTATCAAACATGTGCCTGTTCGCGAAAGACCTGACTTTATTCTTGATCGCTTGTTTCAACCAGGTGGGCTATATATGGCAACAGATTTTACGTCTTTCGAGGCGTTGTTCGTGTTGTTAATAAAAGATGCATGCGAGAACCAGTTTTACCGTCACATGGTCAAACGCTTGCCTTTCGGTCAACAATGGCTAAACAATCTTTTCATGGTCGTTGATGACGATGTGCAGTGCGAATTTCGATCTGTGACAATGAAGTCTGGGACTTGCAGAATGTCTGGGGAGATGAACACATCTCTGGGCAATGGATTCACGAACTTAATGGTGTTCTTATTTTTGATGAAAAGGAAATTACCAGAAGGAATTTTAGGGAAAGATTATGATTGTGTAGTGGAAGGAGATGATATGCTTGCTCGTGTGCCCAGTTTCCTATTGACTGAAGAGGATTACACCATGTGCGGCTTTAGAGTGAAACTGGAGAAACATTATTTTATTAATGAAGCTTCGTTTTGTGGTTTAGTGTTTGATTTAGAAACAAAAACTATCTTAACCGATCCCATTAAATTAATTGCCAAATTTGGCTGGGCTTCGTCAAGATACAGTGGCGCCTCTTTGCGAAAACGCAAGAAATTGTTGCGTGCAAAGGCGTATAGCATTTTGTATTGCTATTCCGGAGCACCTATTATTCAATCTTTAGCTTTGTATGCTTTGCGAGTGACTTCAACTGTGAGGGCCGACTTTCGCGATTTCGATCGCTGGCACCAAGATACAGTCGCTCGCACAGATGGTGTTGCCGTTGAAGTAGCTATTTCAACTCGCCTTTTTTTTGAGTCACTATATGGATTTACCGTCTTAGAGCAACGTACTCTTGAGGAGTATTTTGACGGTTTAACTGAGATCGGCCCAATTCACCACCCTCTGATCTCCGACAGATTACCAAAAGATTTGGTTAATAATACATTTAATTATGTCGGTTGGCCTAATATTGGATCGTCCTTGATGATGGGGGTGGAACGAAACCAAACCGATCCATTGACATCGAGTTTGGAAGATCGTTTATGCCAAGAAAGAAAGCTAAGAAGCAGAAAAAGAAAGCTACTCGGCGGGTCCGGCGCCCGAAGGCGCCGCGCAGGACCGCCCGTCCGCGCTCCAGTCGAACTGG